CGCGTGCATTGATTGCTGGACCACCGAAATCAGGGAAAAGCCATCTCGCCACGGAACTCTTGATGACGGCCGCGTGTGGGGGTGAGTGGCTAGGCATGCGTTTCAACAAACCGCACGACGTGCTCTATTTCAATGCGGAGATCCGTGCGGGGTATCTGTGGAAGCGCTACGAAAAGGTGCTGGAGAGTTTCAGCCCAGGGCAACAGAATTTAATCCGTCAGAAGTTTCACGTCACGGGTCGTGGCGACATCGATTTGCGCAGTCAAGTCCATGAAATCCGTGAACTGATCGATCAATTCAAACCCAGTTTTGTGTGTTTCGATCCGCTCTCACAGTTTATCAACGGAATCAATGAAAGTGTTAACAGCGAAGTGCGCGACGCATTCACTCAGCTGCTCAATCCATTATCCGATCCTGGTGGTGTGATCGAAGGCAAAGAGATCTCCACACTTGTGGTTCATCACACGCGAAAAGGCGGAGCGAAGGAACCGTTTGAAGCCGTTCGAGGCGCAGGATTCATCCACGGTTGGTTTGATTCAGGGATGGTCATGCAGCGACAAAGCGACTGTGTGAAATTGCATTTCGATCTGCGAAATGGCTCCGCGATGGAGTCCAAAGCGATTCGTCTGGACGACGACACTTTGCGTTTTGAAGAGTTCGTGGTGGACGGAATCGACGATGACGTGCATCAGATTTTGACTCAAATGGCGGGTGCTGGTTGGGTCAAATTGCTCGACTTTTTTGCACAAAACTATGGTTTTTTGCCCGGCACGTATTCCGAATGGAGTGTGGACCGAAAAAAGAAATTCAACCAACAAATCTATGACCATAAACATGTGGAAAAACAAGGATATGGGAGGGGTACGGAATGTAGAATCAAGGACGAATTTCTTGATCAATATTTACGTGCCGAATTTACGTGCCCCTAAAGAATACTAAAAGGCACGTAAATCCAAATGGCCTAGTGGGGTGGTGTCTAAAGTCACCACCACCCACATACGGCTCTAAAGCCATTCGCCAATGGTGCGCTAATTGCACCACGATCCAAAAGAGTATCCGGCGGACGAAGCGGGAAATTAAAGAACCCGAACGCGCATGGGGTGAAACGAATTTGGCAGGGCGTGATCCGAGTGTGGACGAAATTAGACGGACAGCGGAAAGACGCCTGACCTTGTTGAACCAAATCTGGAGAACACATTGCCGTGGGAAAAAGCCAGCAGCGAAAGGGAGCCAGTGGCGAACGCGAGTTCATCGCCGCGATGCAACAACGCATGCCGCATTTATTGTTAAGTCGGAACGTGTTCGAACAACGCGTGAAGGGCGGAATGGACATCGTGGGTCTGTATCCGTTTGCGGTGGAGATCAAACGGGTGAAAGGGAGCGCAACGAGTGATTGGTTTTCGCAAACGTGGTGGAACCAGGCGTGCGCTCAAGCGGTCAACGGACGGGTGCCGCTGTTGGCCTATCGGTTCGATCGAAAGCCGTGGCGCGTGGTCACGCCATATGACTTTCGCAAAGGGTCACCGAGCGTGATGACCTTGGATGACTTTTGTAACCGGTATCGAGACACCTATGGACGCGTTTGAATTTTTGCGCCTGGTCAATCAAGTGATCAGCGGTGATCGACAAAAGGACTATGGCGATCCGGTGTCCAGCATCAATCGGATGGCTGAGACCTGGAGCGCGGTGTGCCCCGACATGGAATTCACACCGAGACGGGCGGTGATCCTGATGATTGCTACCAAATTAAGCCGATTGGCTCACAACCCCAATCACATGGATTCATGGGTCGACGTGGCTGGATACGCGGCCATCGGCGCAGAACTGTGTGATGAAAAAACGGAGGATAAGGATGGACAAGAATCGATTACTGGAGAGCATTAAGGCTCACGAAGGCTATAGAAGTGAGCCGTACCTTGATACACGCAATCTGTTCACGGTGGGTTATGGCCGACTGATCGATGCGGAATATCGTCGATTGTTTTGCAATCCCGATGATCACGAGAAGTGGTTGCACGACGATCTCGATGAATGTGTCGAGCGTGCCAAAACCTATGCGGGGGAGAAGTGGGCGACGCTCACGGATGCACAACGGGAAGTATTGGCGGAAATGGCGTTTCAAATGGGCAACCGGATTCATCAGTTTCGCAACATGCGTCAAGGGATCGAAGACGATGATCCTGTGGAAGTGATTGAACAGATGAAGGATTCGAATTGGTACAAGCAAACGCCGAACCGAGTCGATGATTTGATTGAAAAATGGCAAAGCGAATAAGGAGAACACGATGGACCTGATATCGATATTCAACATAGTAACCGCAGCGATTGCGCTGGCGAGTGGTATTGCAGCAGTCACACCCACGCCGAAGGATAATCTATATGTGGCGAAAGCCTACAAGCTCGTGGATTTCTTGGCACTGAACGTGCTGAAAGCGAAAGACAAGTGACGCTCGAAGTCTCGGTTGCCGCTGATATACGGCAGTTGAAAACGTTTCTGAACAAGACGCAGAACAAGCGTCTGCCGTCAGCGATCAAGTCGGCATTGGCTCGGACGGGGTTTCTGACACGCAAGAAGTCCATCGATGACATCCGTGCCGCGTTCGACTCACCGGTGCGTGCCACCGTGCGCTCACCGCTCTATGTGGTGGGCTGGCGGTCCAAATCCGCACAGCGTGTCAATGATCGTGATCTGTGGGTTGATGTCCATATCCGTGGAGTCAAACCCGAAGAGCAGTCGAGTTCACAGAACTCGCCGAACATGTGGCTCGAAGCAGAGGTGGATGGGGGAGCAAGAAGGCCGAAGCGATTCGAGAAAGCACTGATCGCCAAAGGGATCATCGCACCGGGTCAATACGCCATCATCTCGAAGGACGCACAGGATGCGTCGGGTAACTTTGGCGGTGGCAAGACCGAGGCACTGTTGTCACAGCTCGGAGCGGCGGAGATCGTCGGTGGGTACATGGCGAATCGTACAGAACGCAGTCGCAAACGTGCGCGCACGGGTAGCTCACAATATTTTACGGTGGGCAAAGGCGGCAAGACCGTGGCGATCCTTCAGCGTGGCAAGGCCGGAAAGCGATCGAGTTCACGGGGCAAGTCTTCGAGTGTGGTCATGGGGTTCACGTCGAGTGCGCCACGGTATCGCAAGCGTCTGGATTTCTACCGAAGCAATGAACGCTACATGAACCGTATTTTCCCTCGATTGCTGACAGAAAAGCTGATTCAAAAGAAGATAATTGTATGAAAAACAAGGGGTTGCGGGTCCTTCCCGACCAAACCCGTTGCGAGTTATTCGGGCCTCGATTAATTTTTAATAACTAAAACTTATATAAATTGCAATTGATATGGCAACGAGGAAGGAAGCAGCAGAATACTTGGACATGAGCACGGCACAACTGTCTCGGTTGTTGTCGGACGGACATATCACGTCGCGTCGTGGCGCGTCGCTAAATTTGGATCGGGTTCGGCTGGAGTACATCACCTACCTGCGCAACAACATCAAGAACCGTGGCAAGGGCGGTGACTACAACGAAGAAAGGACCCGTCTGACGAAGGCGCAAGCCGACAAAGCCGAGTCCGAAGTGGACGTGATCAAAGGAATTACGGTCGAAGTCGAGGACGTTTTGAAGGTCTGGACGGAGATGGTGTCGAATACACGGGCGCGTTTGATCGCTATGCCCTCGGCGATCTCGCCGCAACTGCACGCGGCACGCGATGAACACGAGGTCTATGAACTATTGCTGGAGACATTGAACGATGCGCTCGAAGAGCTTAGCGGTGAACCCCTCCCAAAATCCACTCGAATCGCTTTGGCAGTTAACGAGTAAAGCGTTCCGGCCGCCGCCGAATCTCTCGCTGGTCGAATGGGCGGACACCACGCGACGGCTCAGTTCGGAAACCAGTGCCGAGTCGGGACAGTGGCGCACGAGTCGCGCGCCGTTCATGGCCGAACCGATGGAAGCAATCAGCGATCGACGCACCCGCGAAGTCGTCGTGATGTCCAGTGCGCAAGTCGGCAAGACGGAACTGTTGTTGAACACGGTTGGCTACTACGTCGACCAGGACCCCTCACCTATTTTGTGCATTCAACCCACGCTCGAATCCGCACGCGATTGGTCACGCACGAAGCTCTCGGCCATGTTAAGAGACTCGATTCCTGGTCGTGTCGAACCACCACGCCGTCGGGATTCCGACAACACGGCGCTGTTCAAAAAGTTCGCTGGTGGTTTCATCGGTATCGCAGGAAGCAACTCGGTCGCCGGTCTCGCTGGTCGCTCGATCCGTGTGTTGTTGCTCGATGAAATCTCCCGTTATGCAGAGACGACGGTGGAAGGAAATTCTGTCGAACTCGCCATGAAGCGGACCACCACGTTTTCGAATTCGAAGATCGTCGCCGTCTCGACTCCGACGTGGAAAGGGTGCTTGATCGAAAACTGGTATCACGCCGGCAGTGCCGGTCAATACTATGTCCCGTGTCCGCACTGCGGTGAGCGACAAGTGTTGTTGTTTGCCAATGTGAAATGGGACAAAGGCCAACCACACACGGCCGTTTACCAATGCGAATCGGGGTGTGTGATCGAGCACAAAGACAAGCCGCGCATGCTGTCCGACGGTGAATGGCTGCACGACAATCCGGAAAACGAACGCACACGATCGTTCCGCTTGAACGAATGCTATTCACCCTGGCGAACCTGGGAAGACATGTCGCGCGATTTCCTCCGCACCAAAAACGAACCGGAGCTCTTGCAGGTGTTCATCAACACGAGTCTCGGAGAATCGTTCGACCCGGATCAGGGACACGTATTGCAGTTCGAAACCTTTCTCGAAAGACGTGAGCCGTACACGATCACAAGCGTTCCGCAATCCGCACTGGTGGTCACGGCAGGAATCGACGTGCAACGCGATCGGTGCGAAGTCACGTTCATCGCGTGGGGCGATGACTACGAAGCGTGGGTGTTGGATCACCGCGTCATTTGGGGAAACGCCGCCCAAGGCGAGGTGTGGAATGAACTCGATGAGCAATTGCAATCGACCATTCGCACCGTGGATGGTCGCGAGCTCAACGTGCAATGTGCATGCATCGACAGCGGTGGACACTGGACCGAGAACGTCTACGCCTGGACTCGACCCCGTGCAGGGCGACGGATCTTCGCGGTGAAAGGAAGTTCACAACCCGCCCAACCGATTGTCTCGAGGCCGTCCATCGTCGGGCGGTCGCGTGTGCCGCTGTACTCCGTCGGCACCGACACCGCGAAGATGTGGATACATGGACGACTGCCATCCACTGAACCACCGGCAATGATTCATTTCAGCCAGATCCTCGATGACGAATACTTCCGACAATTGACCGCTGAAAAAATGATTGAACGCAAGGTTGGAAACACCGTGCGCATGTCATTCAAAAAGACACGCGCGCGGAACGAATCACTCGATGCGTTTGTCTACGCACTTTGCGCGGTGAACATCTTGAGTCCGAACTTCACCAAGTTAGCGAATCGAGGAACACCCACGACTGAGGTGGAACCGGTCGTTCAGCCGACGGTGGATCAGCAGTTGCGACCGCGTCGCCCACGTTTCAAGAAACGCAGTTGGGTCAACAACTGGTGATGTCACTTTCTGTGAACGAATAGTGTCTTAACGTAATGCATGGCCACGTCGTAGGCGTTTTGTTCGGCTCGTGTG